GTCTGTTGCCATTGGTTGTGTATAAATAAGTGTTTTGATATCAAAATCAATCCCGCCTACATTAAGCATATTTGTTGGTCCTAAAGGATTCAAAGTCATAAAAGTTGAATCTGGGGTTGCTGTTGAGGCTGTTACTTCTAATGGAAGTGGCATAGTAGCTATTGGTCCTACATCTTGTGGAGCCATACCATGGGAAGGTTTGCTGTACTAGTGTTTGTTGTAGTAGCACTAGATTGTGGGTTGTAAGATTGTGTTGAAGGTGTTAAACTTGATACTGCACCCATAGTTGTTGCATCCATATTGGGTGTGTCAATTTTAATTTTGTTAAGACGACTAAATAGCTCTTTATAAGCTCGTAGTTTATATCTATTCAATCCGGAAAAAACTTGAATTTCATTATTCAAGGTAGTAACTGCAATTACTGCATGTTTATTACCTTTCTTCTTATAATCAAAAATTATATGACCACCAAATTTAATAGACATATTCTGCTTCATAGCTTCTATAGCTAAATCAACCGGATGTACTTGGGTTGTTTCTTGTTTAGTTATTTTATTGCCATAACCATCCACTAAAGGTGGTGTTACTTCTACTCCGATATAACACTCTCCATCTGGTTCTATTGTGGTATCCTGACCATCTCCGTCTGTTGTTTCCAACATGTTTGGTGTGTCAAAACAATCACAAGTATTATCTTCTTCAGAAGAAGATGAATATTCAACCAGATCATTAGGTATCTTAGGTGGTGCATTTGGCAATTGTCCATACAATAAATGATAAGCATTTTCCTTAGCCTGAGCTTTTGAGGTTGCTCTTCCTACTCCTGCATAAATTTTACCCGCTGGAATATTAGGGTAATCTATTTCGAAACTCAAAAACACCGTACAATACCAATATCCTTTGATTTGTTCGTACGTGTCAGTGGGTCTTTCTGTGGTACCGAGTTTTTGTAGATACTCGTAAACTGAAGAAACTGCCAATCCTAAGAAGGATGGTTCTTGTCTGGAAGATTCTGCCATATTGGGAATGAAAGTTTCGTTTGAGAAAACTATTTGTCTTTCGAGTGATAGTAATAATTGGTGTGATTCCGATAACTTACTGTTATTTTGGTTTTGTTGCGTCTTGGGAGACGTTAAAAACCCAAAACTAGCAGAAAACCGTAGATGGTCTCTAAGACTTTTTCGTGCTGTTTGATAATCTGACAGCATCAATTCTTTTCCGACTAATTGACCATTTGGTAAAACAGTCAATAACTTAGATATATCTTTCTTCAAGGTATTATAATACTCTTTACCCCATGGTACTGCTTCCTGAAGAGCAACATCAAAAACTGCTCTTATATGGCGTGGATCCATAGATGGTACAAAATAAAGATGTCTGTTTATAGAACTCTTTTTGAGTGCTCCATAAAC